CAAACATTCTCTAAGCTGCCACCTGATCTTCAAGCTCAAATTAAACAAGGCAAAAGACAGATTAGGATGGACCCCGAAACAATTGAAGTTTTTTATTACAAGAAAGACGATTGGTTGGTTTGGGCAAATCCAATGGTATATGCCATTCTTGATGACCTGATTATGTTAGAAAAAATGAAACTTGCTGACTTAGCTGCTCTTGATGGCGCTATTTCACAAATACGTCTATGGAGAATAGGAAGTTTAGAGCATAAAATTATTCCTAAGAAAGATGTTATCAATAAACTTCGTGATATTATCGCATCTAACACTGGTGGTGGTACTATGGACTTAATTTGGGGTCCAGAATTAGATTTTAAAGAAAGCTCATCAGAGGCATACAAGTTTCTTGGAAGCGAAAAATATCAACCTGTTCTTACAAGTATTTATGCTGGATTAGGTATACCTCCTAGCTTAGCAGGAGCTAATTCAGGTGGTAGTTATGCCAATAATTATGTATCTCTTAAAACTCTTGTTGAGCGTCTTGAATATGGGCGCATGTTATTAACTCAGTTTTGGGAAAAAGAAATTAAACATGTCCAAAAGGCTATGGGATTCAAACTACCAGCACAAATTAGATTTGATAATATTATTCTTTCAGATGAAGCTGCTGAAAAGCAATTACTCATTAATTTGGCAGATAGAGGCATTCTTTCCGATCAAACTATTCTTGAAAGATTTGGAGAAATTCCAGAAATTGAAAGAATTAGAGTGAGAAGAGAAGAGCAGTCTCGTAGAAAAGATATAGCAACTCCAATGAAAGCTAGCCCATATCACAACCCTAATGTTCGTAATGACGTTGCTAAGGTGCTTGTCACTAAAGATGGTCTAGCGGATGACTATTATCATGATGAGTTAGACCTTCCTAAAAGAAAAATTCCAACCGCTGCTCCATCAAAACCTCCGGGTGGACTACCTACTGGTTTGCCTGAAGCTCCAAAGGCTGTGGATGGGAAACCGCAAGGAGGAAGACCTTCGGGTAAAAAAGATCAAATTAAACGTAAAACTAAAACAATCGGAGAAACTGCGGCCACCTTATGGGCATATGAAATTCAGAAGTCTATAGCAGAAGAAGTAACTCCTATGATGTTGGATTACTATAAAAAGAAGAATGTAAGATCTTTAACAAAAGCTGAATTTGACCAATTGGAATATTTCAAACTTTGTTTACTTACAAATATAGAACCTTTTATTGATTTAAATCCAGAAATAATTCATGAGCTAATTCAAAAAAATGGAAAGCCTACTGCGGGATTTTTAAACAGAGTTGACACACAAATAGAAGATTTTGTGTATTTAAATTCAAGAAAACCCACAGTAGATGAAATGAAATATATATACGCTTCTACCTACGTCGATTCATTAGAAATCGAGGAAGTAGAAGGCTAATGTGTATATTTTTAAGAGGTGAAAAAAACTATGCACGTATTTAAAGCAGAAATAAAAGATGGTATTGGGAAAGCCGTGGCAGAAAGCAATTCAATTGCATTTTGCTCCGAAGTAATTCCATATACACCTACTGAGGTTGAAGTCAACCAAGTTAAAAATATAAAAGCTATAGCCGAGATTTCCACGTCTCCAACTGATTTATACTATGTCAAATCAATTCTTGCTAGCGTTGGCTGGAATAAGAATGATGACGTATTTGATCCACAAGAAATGTGGAAAGCTAGATCATCGCCCGTGGATAAGCAATTTAATTATATGCACGATGAGAAAGATATCATTGGACATATTACAAGTTGCTATGCAATGGCAGATGGGGGCAATATCTTGCCAGATTTTAACGATATGTCACAAGTACCAAGTCAGTTCGATATTGTTACTGGTGCTGTTCTTTATACAAGTTGGTCAGATAAGAAATTAAAATCAAGAATGGATAAAGTTATTGCAGATATTGAAAGCGGTAAAAAATGGCATGTCTCTATGGAGTGCTTATTTCCAGCTTTTGATTATGCAATGATAGATGCTAAAGGCAATCAAAAATTGGTTAAACGCGAAGAATCATCTGCGTTTTTAACAAAGCATTTGAGAGCTTATGGCGGAAACGGCGAATACGATGGATATAAAGTAGGCAGACTTTTGCGCAGTTTTAATTTTTCCGGTGTAGGATTAGTAGAGAAACCTGCAAACCCACGTAGTGTTATTTTAAACCATTCTCAAAAAACTACTGTTAACTTTAGTGAATCACAAGCTGAGGAGATCAATATGAATGAATTAGAACTTTTGAAAGCTGAACTTGCAGAGGCTAAAAAATCAGAAGACGAAGCTAAAAAGGCTAAGGACGAAGCTGAAGCCGCTGTAAAGAAAGCCAAAGAAGAATCAGAACAAGAAGCCAAGAAAGCTAAGGCCGATTCCGACGAAGAGCTTAAAAAGGCCAAGAAAGCCAAAGAAGAAGCTGAAGCCGAAATGAAAAAGGCAAAAGAAGAAGTCGAAATGGTCAAAAAGTCAAAAGCTGATTCTGAAGAAGAATTAGAAAAAATGAAAAAAGAAAAAATGATGGAAAAGCGTAAGGCTCAACTGGCTAGCGCTGGTTTAGCTAATAGCGACCTTGAAGAAACTTCTGCTAAGTTTGCATCTTTAGCTGATGACATTTTCGAAGCTGTTATTGCAGCCATCAAACAAGTCAAAACATCTTCAATTCCAATCAAAGATCCTACTGCCCCAACATATAGTCCATCAGGCGATGATCTATATCCAAGAACCAAACCAAATGGCGATTACAAAATTGGCAAAGCTGAAGAAGAAATTGATTCAAACGAAGCAGACGCTTCTGTTCTTGAATCAGCAGAGGCTTCGCCTAATCAAATCCCAATGGTAGATTCAGCCGAAGAAGAATCAGTTAGATCTTTCGCAAGTGAATGGTTCAGTTCTAAAGTTCTAAAATCAACCGCTAATATTAAGTAATTTAAAGGAGCTTATTAAAATGGCTTTAAAATCAGATCGTTTCGAGTTTCAAACAGATGTTAGTTTCTTCATGAATGAAGTTGCAGAACGTGGTGGTGTTCCTGTTTATACAACGGGTAATTCACCTTCAGGTATCGCCCTTGATTCATCTTTAAATATCGTGACATATGCATCAAATCCATCTGGCAAAGTCCCAGTTGGCATTCTCCTAAATGACATGGTTAATCTTGACCTTACCCGTCAGCACATTAACTGGCACAAGAATGAAGTCCAAAAGGGTGGCAAAGTTACCATTCTTCGTAAGGGCTATGTTGTTACAAATCAAATTTCCACATCGGGCAGTCCTCTCGCTGGCAACTTTGCTTATCTTGCAGACAGTGGATTGATTTCCACATCAGCAAGAGCTTTAACGCTAGATTCTGGCGCTCAACCAATTGGACGTTTCTTGTCAGCTAAAGATGCTGATGGATATGCCAAAGTCGAAATCAACCTTCCATAATAAATAAGAAATAGGAGAATAATAGTATGTCACTAGAACGTCCAAGTCAAGATTTTATTAATTTGTTAACACGCTCAGGTAGCTCAGATAAATCTGTAGCTCTTGATGCACAAAGAGAAATTGCCAAAGCTCTTGAATTACCTTTACGTAAAGGTATCATGTATGGCGATGTTGTAACCAACATCTACGAGAAGATGGTTATTGAACCGGGTTCACAACCTGAGTTCCCACTTGACCTTCTTGCTCCGGGTACAGAGCGCGATTATACCGCTTATACCAATCCGGGCCATGGTCGTATTCCTGAGAAGCACGTTGAAGGCGATTACGTCATGGTTAACACCTACGGCATCACCAACAGCATTGACTTCTTGCTACGCTACGCCAGAGAAGCTCGTTGGGACATCGTAGCTCGCGCTATGCAAGTTCTTGAAGCTGGTTTTGTTAAGAAGTTGAATGATGATGGCTGGCACACAATCCTCGCTGCTACGGTTGACCGTAACATCTTGGTTTATGATGGTGACGCTGCTCAAGGCCAGTTCACCAAGAGATTAATTTCTCTAGCCAAGACCGTTATGCGTAGAAACGGTGGCGGTAACTCAGTTACAGCTACTGGTCGTCTTACAGATCTTTACCTGTCGCCAGAAGCTGTCGAAGATATTCGCAACTGGGGTATTGATCAATTAGACGAAGTTTCTCGTCGTGAAGTTTATCAAGCTGCTAGCGATGGCGCTCCGATGACACGTATTTTCGGCGTTAACTTAACCGACTTGTTCGAATTAGGTGATAGCCAAGAATATCAAAACTTCTTCTTAAATGACCTTGGTGGCGCTCTTGGTTCGAGCAAAGTTGAACTTGTTGTTGGTCTTGACCTCAACAGTCGCGATAGCTTTGTTATGCCAGTTCGTCGTGAAGTTGAGATTTTCGAAGACGAAGCTCTTCACCGTAATCAACGTCAAGGCTACTACGGCTGGGCTGAAGTTGGATTCGGCGTTCTCGACAATCGTCGTGTTCTTGCTGCTAGCTTCTAAGCTAAAAAAAATTATAAAAATAAGGGTAGGCCAAAAGCCTGCCCTTTTTTTATTTTGTGTATATAACATAAACCATTCTCGCGAAAAAAGGTTGTAGGAGATACACATGGCCGCACTATCAAATTATCTTGAATCGGGATTACTTAATCATATTTTAAGAGGAATTCCCTATTCAGCGCCGGGAACACTATATTTAGGATTAGTACAGAATTTTAATTCTGGCAATTTAAGGTCTGGCATCACAACAGCAGAACCCACTGGCGGTTCATATGCAAGACAATCATACGTATCCAACTCATCTAACTGGATAGCACCTTATTATGTTAATGAATCTGGTGCTACATATAATAATGTAAATATCCAATTCCCTGTCGCTACAGCAGATATCGGAAATGTATCAGGCGTTTTTATTGCTGACGCATCAGTAAGTGGAAATGTTTTATTTTTTGGACAATTAAATTCGCCAAGAAATATTAGGTCGGGGGATCAATTTGTATTCTCAAGTGGCCTCCTTAAGATATCTTTCAATTAATGAATACTTATATATCAAAAACCATAACCTTTTTTTCTTATATATCTAAGGTTTTTAGTGTTAATCTGTATATAATAAAGGATAACACGGAATACATCGACTTACATATCGTCAGGGAGAAGGATTTCGTATTGCATAGGGAAAGATAATGCCAATAACCCAAAGAAACACTTTAGCCCCAAATAATCTTGTCTATACGACAGGAAATTATATAAATCCACTATGGATTTTATCACTTGCACCTGCTAAAGTTGGAAGCGGCATACCTCAATGGAATGCATCACAGTTACAGGGTAGATATGTATCACCCAATTATCCCCTTATAGGCGATGTATTGCAGTGGAATGGCTCATCTTGGTTTCCAACTGGAGTAGCGGGTGGAGGAACATATACTAGTACTGGAGTCATGTCATTTAACTCTAGAACTGGAGTTGTTGTTTTAACGTCCGGAGACGTAACAGGCGCTCTTACTTATACTCCATATAATAACACCAATCCGTCAGGCTATATTACTTCATCTAATGTAATATTTTCAACAGGGTCATATTCTAACCCGTCTTGGCTAACTTCCATAAATTCTAATATCATTATTGGCGATATATATGCTTCTCCAAGTGGAAAAATATTTACTGGGAATGTGTTATTAAATGGGGCGATTTCAGGAGTTCTATCCAATACAACAATTACTCCAATAGATTCAACACCCTATGCTAGCGGTGATTGTATAAAATATATTATTAAAGCTAAATATGGTAGTGCAGTTCAAGCAACTGAAGTGTTAGTAGTTTCAGATGGTACAGACAGTTACATGACTGAATATGGATTGCTATACTCTTCCGGAAAATTATTGGACGTGTCGGCAGATCTTAATTCTTCAAATATAAGACTTCTAGGACAAGCTACATATTCTAATACGAGCATACACATGATGAAAGTGTTAATAGCATGACATTAAAGGATAGAGTAAAGGTAAACACAGACACTTCAGGAACGGGAATTTTGACTCTCGATGGCGCATATAGTGGGTTTCAAGATTTCAGCGCTCTGGGTACTGGGGTTATCAAAACATACTATTCTTTAGTCAATGGGGTAAATTGGGAAACCGGGGAAGGCACATATAATAGTACAAGCGGTACATTAAGTAGAGATCAAGTATTTGAAAGCTCATCAGCAGGGTCTCTCATAAATTTATCTAGCTCATCAACAGTATTCATTTCATATCCTGCTAAAACTTCTGTTTATTTAAATTCATTAAATACCCCATCAAGTGGACAATATTTAGTAGCAAATAATGACAGATCTTTTTCCGCTCAAAATTTAACTGCTTCTGATGTTAAGAATCCTTTATCTATAACCTATACCTTAAACTCGACTAATTCGACCGTAGTAGAATCAACAACTGGGAATGCAATAAAATACCTAATAAAAGCACAATACGGCTCTGATACACAACTTCAAGAATCTTTAATCA